CTGCACGAACAGCAAGCACCTGGTCGGGCAAGGACATTTCCTTTGACAGTCCATCATCATTTGCAAAAGATTTGATGAAAGCTGGTATTTTAAAGGAGATAAGCTCTTGAAAAAGAACAAGGACTACTATAGTAATTGGAGTTCAGAAGATTTAAAGCAATTTAGGTCTAAGATAGGTGTTACGCAGGCAGTAATGAGTGAAAAATTGGGTCTTAGCTCAAGAATGTACAGATATTACGAGAGTGGAAACATGAAAATATCGAAATATTTAGAGTACGCAGTGAGGTGGATCGTGGAGAAGAGCAATTTATCAAAAGAAACAAAGATAGAATTAGAAAATTTGAGTAAATTTGATAATGAACGAATAGAAAAGTTGCGTGATGCTATTAAAAAGTTGGTAAATGATGGCGAAGAAGCCTATCCCAATGGAGGAAAAGAGTGGGATAACGGCTATATCAACAGAATTTTGTCGCAAACTTTGAAAGAATTTGACATAGTGTTATCAAAAAAATAACAGATGGGTTGTCAAAGGGTTTTTTTTGATGTAGTTTTTTGAAAAAACCTTTTTTAGGAGTATTTTTGATGAATCAGCCTGTTCCTCCAGCACCACAGTCTTTGAATATGAGGGTAAGTCCAGAAAACAGAGCAAAATTTACTGGATTTCTTGAGGGAGTGAAGTCAAAAGCTGTAACATCACAGATGTCTCCTCCTATGCCACCACAAATGCCGATGCAACCAGGTATGATGCCACAAGGTCAGGGTATGGGTATGCCTCCTATGCCTCCACAGGGTATGATGCCACCTATGCAACCACCGATGATGCCTCAACAACCACCAATGATGATGAATATGGGTGGTATGGTTGATGTTTTTGATCCGAGGCATATGAATGAGGGTGGATTTGTGATTTCCACTGATGATTCTGGTAAAATAGCAACCAGACCTGTCTTTGATGAGGATAAAGGTCGTATGGTATCGCAGATATTGTCTCGTGATATGGTTCAAGACATGGCAGATAAGGCTGAAACTCCATCTTTAGGTGATATTATTTCAGAGCAGATTATTTCAGAAAACATATTAGACAATGCACAAAGAGCGGATGACTCATTAAAGGGTGTTCCTGATTTCACGACAACGACTATTGAGCCTAACAAGCCTATGATTTCACTTCCAGCTCCAAAGCCTAAAATTCAACTTCCTGTTTCAAAACCAGAATTTAGTGATATTAAAGTGCCTGTTTCAAAGCCAAATCAGGATACTATAAATGAAGCGATAGAATCATTTTTACCAAAATCAAAGCCTAGAGGAGATGATGTTTTTATAGCACCATCAAACAAAAATTTAATTTCCGAACAAATAGCAAAAATTGTAGGTGAAGATGATCAAGTTGAAGATGTCTTTGGTGGATTAGGTGCAATTGGTGGAACAGAATCTGGTGAAGTAGAGGATGTAAGTGATCCACAGACAATAACAGATTTTATATTAGGCAGAGGTGATGCTGTTTTTGACACACCGACTTTAGGTAACTTGAGCCGTAATGTGATAGCAGACAGATTTCCAAGTGAAGAAGAAGAAGGTCTTGGTTTATTAGCTAAGATTTTAAATTTATTCCGTCCTCAATATAATCGTATGGGTTTTGGTGAGGAACTAGGAGTAGATCAAAGACCCTTCTTAAATCAAGATTCTACACAGTTTAACGATGGTGGTATTGTTCAAGGGTTTAGCAATGGTGGGTTTACATCAAACCTGAGAGCAGCAGAGCCTGAAAGAGCTAGACAGATAGAAGAAGATGCAGTCATTAGAGATGTTTTACAACAATATGATGATATGTATGATGATAAAGATAGAGATGACTTAGGCAGTGCTACTCCTATTTTTAAAGATTTAAGAATGGCTGAGGATGAAGTTGAAAGTATTAATCCTATGTATGAAAATTTTAAAAAATCACAGGAGAGTATGTTTGCACCAGTCGTTAATAAAATAGGTAGTTTTATGGGGTATGATGATCCATTTGATCTATACAAAGCAACACAGGCAACATTAGATGACAAAAGTATGCAATCAAGCATTGCAAGAGACAGATTGAAAGATCAACAAAGTGCAGAAAGAAAACTAGAAGAAGAGCAGAGACTACGTAATATGATACAAGGTATGTTGCCACCTACTGCTGGAACACCTGCACCACCTATGGTAACTGCTCCAGATGCTCCGACTGCTGATCCTGCTACACCTGATTACAGTAGTGTTGTTGTTCCGTCAGACAGAGTACCAGGCTTTGATGTAGGTAACATCTCTCCTTATCCACAGTTTAGGATGCCGACAGAGTACAAGCCTATTTTTCCACCAGCTATATCAGCAAATTATTTTAAAGATTTATTTAATAATATGGGTGTTAAGAATATGAACCAAGGTGGTTCTGTCAATCAGTTAGATTCTGCGATTGACAATTTTATCAATGCGTATAAATAATGACAATATCGAGATCAAAAATCCCTCAACAAATCAGAAAAGGAGCAAATAAGATGATGAAAAAAAAGGGTTACAAAATGGGTGGTAAAGTAAAATCCAAAGGAATGAAAAAAGGTGGCAAGGTCAAAGCCAAAGGCATGAAGATGGGTGGTAAGATTTCACCTAGAAAAATGATGGCTAAAGGCATGAAAATGGGTGGCAAAGTCAAATCAAAAGGCATGAAAAAAGGTGGTGCTGTTGGTGGAATGACATTAGCCAAGATTAGATCAGCTGCTAAAAGCAAGGGATATAAACTAGTTAAAAACTAATGCCGTATTTACAGAGTAATATACCTCACTTCAAGTGTTGGGTGAGGAGGGAGTACACCTGTAACCACGACAAATATCACGGAGAGTTCTTACATGCTATGGCAATAGCTGTAACGACTATGCCTAATCGTTGTCTAAGTTTTCAGGTTATATTTACAGGTTCTGAGACTGATGGAACAAAAAGTCCAAATGTTCATGGGGGAGCAATGTGGGCTAGGATGCCAATAACAGGTTTAATGGCAGACATACCAGTTGAGGAGTGGCCTGATCCGATGCAAACGCATGATGCACAACCCTGGGATTGTTCCTCTCATCATCATGCTGTGTACACATTGGATAGGGCCACTCCTTGCCCTTGGTTGGCAAAGATAGGTGGTGATTTTTATCCAGCAAAATATTTGTTTACAGTGGATTATACAGAGAGTGAGATTGCTGATGATCCAGCACAGCATAAGCAGAGTCATGTTATGTATTTGCTTGATGCAGGTGAATGGACAGGTAATATTGTAGCACTTCCTAACAACAGAGTTAGAGTTACGCACCCCGCTTGGTTTCAAACAGGCGAGGGTGCACCAGATTTTAGACCATCACAGCATACTCATTATTCAAAGTCTGATTTAGATTATACTTTAGATGTAAATAGGATTTTTGATAATCTGTACAATGACGAATAATTTTAACATTCCGACAGAGTATCTCACAGATGATGAGATGGCAAAGTTGGGTGAGATTGTCACTCGTTTAGGTGATTTAGAAAAAAGAGATACATATCAGACAAAGTTTATAGATTTTGTCAAACATGTTTGGCCTGCTTTCATTGAAGGTAAGCATCACAAGACATATGCAGAGAAGTTGCAGAATGTTGCTGATGGTAAATCTAATCGTTTGATTGTTAATATGCCACCTCGACATACCAAATCCGAGTTTGCAAGTTATCTGT